TCTCTCCGTGTCCAGAGGAGTCTCCTCTAATATTTAAGTGCATGGAGTTGGCATAGGCTCCAGTATCTACTGGAACATTGAAACTAAGATAGTCGATAGCTTCGTCCAATGCATCATATATACGTCTTCTTGCGGCATCTTCAAGTCTCTTAGACTTTTTTTCTATCTGCGCTTTACGAACTGTAACCTGCATTATTCCCTCACGTCACAGATATAGCAAATAGCCTGGCCAGCAGAATACATTGTAACTACGTTTGTGATATTTACTTTATCACCGTTACCTAAGATCTCATCTTCTGTATCAGGACTTACAGCTAACCCTAGAGCGGAAATTAAGCACTTACGCATACCACGTTCTACGTTAGCTAGATCAGATACACCTAGTTCATAGTTGTAGAAGTAAGCAGTCATACTGTAGTCGTCTGTAGAAGTGCCAGATACTCTACTAGTCGCAGGGTCGTAAGCACCATAGGTCTTCTTACGCAGTGTAAGAGTTTCCCCATGCTCCTCTACGAGTTTTAAGAGGTCGTATGCTCTGAAACCCATTAGTCATAATCCCGAATGTACTGACTGTCATTAGGTGGATTATCGAACTGCCCTTTAGAGAAAGCAGCAGAAGGACGATCAGTAAGAGCTTGAGCTGCATCAATAGCAGCACTTGAGATCCCACCTGCACGTAAGCTAGCAGAAGTCATTGAGTACTTCTGTCCTTGCTCACGGAGGTCTGCAGAAAGGGCCTTATACTGTTTAGCGAGATCGCTATAGTTAGATGACAAGGCCCCATCTAATTTTGTATCAACCCTACGAGCAAACTGTGCAGCGATAGTTCCTGCCGCCCAAGACCCAGCAAAGTAAACATTATTATTGGACTCCGATAGAGCGAAAGTGATCTCTTCGTTCTTAATAAGCTGGTCGTTAGTGTCAGTGTCTCCTATGAGAAGACGAACGACATTAAGTCGACCTGAAGCCGTTGTTTTGTCAAGATCAGTTTCGTCGTATGTCCAAGCCATTATTCAGCCTCTAAATGTCCGTAGTTCCTACGCCAAGAGCGTATCAAACCTGCTTGCTTATCTTTGACTTTAGATGAACGACATTTCTTCTTGTCGAACTCTACAGTGCTCGAAGTTTTAGCTTTGACCTTTTCGTTGATAGCTTTGACAAGGATGTGTAGCTGTTCTACAGTCATCTCGTCTAGACCATCTCCTACTGGTGGTCGTACCGCCTCTTCCATGTCTTCGTTATGGTGAAGGTAGTGCTCGTTATACAAGCGTTCGATATTGTTTAGGGGTAGACCCCGCTCCTTCCAAGGAACGAGATCACCTTTAGCATACCGTTTACCATTCATTAGCAACCCATTTGGGTGGCGCACGAAGATCGGCTTATCATATTGGAATGGTGGTCGGGTCATTCACCTACTCCTTATGACAAGATTGTGTTGAAGAATACACCTAGATCAGCACCTACAACCTTTTGGTCGTAAGCCATGTTTGCTTCTAGAAGTTCTGCAACACCTTCAACACGTAGGAAGTCACCAGTATATGAGCGAATGTCAATACCGTAACCAGATGCGTTATCTAGTTCGTTCCATGTGAAGTTGTAACCTGCTGATGGAACCATCAAGCCTGCTGATGTAGGAGCATAGTACAACGCAGCTTTCTTAGTTGCTACGAAGTCTAGAGCTTCTGTCAAACCTTCAGAAGCAGTGTTCTCAATCGCGTCAACGATGTAGTACTCTGCAACCTCAAAGATTTCAGCTAGTTTAGCTTGTGTTACCAAAGCAGTGTTAGTAACTGTTGCGCCACCGTTGATACGTGCTAGAACGTCTGGGTGGTTGACTAGTGTGTCGTGAACATCACGAGTAACAACCATTTTGTTTGGCTTGAAGCCACCAGAAGCTTTCTGCATCGCACGACGAGCGTTAGTTACGTCTACGATTGGTGTTGAGTTTGTGTAGTCATCCCACTGTGTGACTTCTGCTGCAGTGTCGTTGGCAGCGTTAGCAACACCATCATACTCTGTTGTCCAGATGTTTGTGTCGAAGAATGTTGACATCCAACGGCTTTCACGGTCAATCAATAGATTGTGTGTTAGCATTTCTGATGCACCACGACGAATGTCTAGTGCTGTGTCAGCGTTGGCTAGTGTCTCGAAGTCAAAGTCTGTTGACAATGAACGAACTTCTGCAGTGTATGTCTGTGTTGAGAGTGACATACCGACACGTTGTGAGCGTGTGCGTGGCGCACGAGGCTGTACTTCGTTACGGAAGAAGTCTGCACGGTTGTATTCGTAGAACTTGTTAGTCTTTTTGTCGACTGCTACGTTTGGGAAGACCTTATCAGCGATAAAGTTGTTTTGGTCTTGTAGGTACGCAATGGTCAGGTTTGTTAACGGCTGATCAATATGTACCTGAGAGGCTGTTAGCATAGGCATTGTTTATATTCCTTCTACTCAAGTTACGCTGTTGGGATTACACGACCACCTTGGATCAGTTCCATTGCGATCACTTGACCGTCAACACCTGCTTCCAAAGCATAGCCCATTACAACATCCCCAGCAGCCGCAGTGATTGCGTCCCCTGATGCGTCTGTTTGAAGTTCTGCACCTGCTGCGACTGTACCGCCACATGTGATGCGTGTTTGACCTGATACAACAACAGTTGCTTCTGCACCTGCTGCTGGGTCATTTTCTAGTACTCCGAAGCAGTTCTCACCTGCAGCATCAGCTAGGTCTACCTGACCGTCTGATTCCAGAGTTACAAATTTAAACTGAGAAGACGATAGGTCTTCGCCAGCAATTAGTGAGCGTGTGTCACGAGATTGTGTTACAGCCATGATTACTCATCCTTCTCATAAGTTTTGGCGATGAGGGCTTTACCCTCTGCTGTTTTAGAGATGGCATCAAAAGCAGCGTATTTGTTGACACCATGTTCTGCGACATGTGCCTCTACCATCTTGTCCAATTTAGATTGTGGGTCTAGCATATCGGCATCGACTGCTTTCTCTCCCACTTCGTCCATAGCAGCAGCAAAGGCAGCATCTGCGCCCTTAAGTGCTTCTAGGACTTTTTCATCACTCTTGATGACATCTAGAAGAGCCATAGCTACTTCTACGTCAAAGTGAGGAAGTTCAGCTTCAGCAGCCTTGCGTAGTTCAACCTGACGCTTTTCTACTGCAGCTTCTTCAAGAGCTTTCAAGACAGGAGCAGGGATGTCTGACTTAACAACCATCTCACCGTTCACATCAATAGTCTCTACTTCTTCTTTCTTTTCGACTGACTCAGCTTTGATCACAAAGCCATTCTCAATCAAAGACTTGCGAAGACGCTCATTGTCTGCCTTAAGAGTTTCGACTTCAGCTTCTAGAACATCTAGGCTTAGGTCTACTTCTGCTTCATCATCAGACTTCTTCATGTCCATCTGATAGGCTTTCATAGCTTCTTCTTCATTCATTCCTTTGTCCATGTAAGGCTTTAGTTTTGCCTTTAGGTCATCAGACATTTTTTCGACTTCATTAGTCATATCAGATTCCTCTGTATCTCGCTTAAATAGGGCAACCTTGGCAGACGCATTAGCTGGGCGATCCACCAGAGATAACTCATCAAGCTCTAGTTGTTTAAGAAGGTTCATCTAATTTCTCCTTAATCGCACGACCGCCAATGCTGAAGGCCGCAAGTTCACCAGATTTGACCATCTTCCAGACTGCATCATCGTATACTTTATAAGCTACGACCCAGCCTTCGCGGTCACTCTGTATGCCGAGGCTATCACCGATCTCTTTGGTGATTGGTAGGGAGTGGATAACCATCCCTGTTTGTTCGCCTGTGTGCATTGTTTTACCGACACGCACGTTCTCCATGAAGTCATTCACGGCTTTAACAAGCGTCTCGGCTTCGATTACGTCACCCTGACGGTCAACTACACGTTCACCTTTCTCAGTAATGACAGAGGCCCATCCATAGACGATGCGTTGTTCATCATCAGTCTTTAGGATTTGCCCTTCGATGTCTTTTGTTAAATCAGTCACTGAAGTGCCTTTCTCCCACATACGGCAAGACCAGTAACGAGCAGAGGTCTTGTCTGATGCGGTATCGCAAGAATGTCTGCTACGGAAGTTGGCACGAGCCTTAGGATCGTCTCGACGGATCTCCATGTTAGGATCACCAAAGGTAACCTTCTTGGTCTTGTCTCCGTCTTTTACATAAACTCCAAACTTCTTGCTTGATCCTGCAGGTAGTCTGAAGGGTTTGTTTAGAGGCTTATCGGCTTTATCAACTTGCTCCTGCGTTGGTAGATCGCTTCCATCCCATACTTGTGATTTTCTGGTGCTGAGAGGATGTTTAGAAGGTAAGAGATCAGTATCATGCTTACCACTACGGAAGCGGCCTGTACGGATAGTGCGTAGGAAATTGTTGACACGAGCCATAGCCCACTGTTCGGGAGAGGTCACATTCGGGCGCACAGAACCGGGATTAGTTTTGTATGCGCCTACCCCTCTATTATAGACTTGACGTAGCATGGAGGTGGTAACTTTACCCTTGCTACCATGCTTCTCATTATGCTCTTTAACCTTAGCAGCAAGAGTACTGGTCTCTACTTTAGTGACCTCCTCGATTACTGCAGAGAGGATACGAGCTAAGAGGTCTCCCTCTTTTTCTTCCTCTTGTTCCTGAGGAATCTCTTGAATACCTGCAAGCTCTTTATGATAGTCAAGATAGTCATCATGAGTTTTACCTGGCATATAGTACACAACAGCGCCTACCTCATGAGTATGGATGTCTCCATCAAACCCTAGCATGAAAGATCGGCTACGAGCTTCTGCCGGGGTAGTAAATATGTCATCGTCCATCTGACGTTTCTTAACAGCAGCCCAGGCTGACTGGAAAGCACGTTGTTCACTCTTAGTGTCTTCTAGCACTGAGTTGAACACTCGACGGAACTGAGTATGCTTGTCCTCTGGTACAGTTTGACGTACCGCTTTAGGAAGTTCTGCATTACTAGAGTATGGCATTAGAGTACCTTAGCTATGTAGCCTTTGAATATACCGAAGGCTACGGTATTGTTATCTGCTGTCTCACAACGAATACGGACATCAGCATTCTTAGGGACAATAAGAGCAGGATCTAAAGAGATGTTGAAGTCACCGCCAGTAGAGGAAGCTGAGTATGCACCTGCTTGTCTAAAGACTTTACCCACTTCACGTACCTCTAAGTAAAAGTCTACTGCTGCAGTTTGCTTAAGGCTGACTGATCCTTGTATGCCAGTCATAATAAAGTAGTCTTCTTTACTAAACGTAGTTGCAGCTTTGAACGACTGTTGAAGTCCTGCAGGGATATCAATGTGTATCTTTGTAGCGTCTGTAGGAACACCTGCGGATAGAGTAGTGTCCTCATATACTACAACACGACCTACTAACTCTGTACTACCGCTATTGTACATACGAGATACACGAGCTAAAGGTGTAGATAGAGCTACCTTGGTCTGACCGCTCAGAGTAATCGTCTGAATAACAAAGGTAAATTCGTTATTAGAGAGTGTATGACCTTCGATAGTAACCTGAACTGTATCTGAAGCAGAAGAGGAAGATACGTGGGAAATGTCATTAGCTGAAACATAAGTTTCGTTACCGCCAACACTCCAAATTGTCTGTAGGCCGCTGTTTGCTGCTATCTCTGCTGATTTACCAAACTTGTTAAGAGACTTAGCTTTAAGGTCTATAGAGACTACATCGCCATATGTTTGTTGTATCTCACGTTCAGCTTGAACTAAGCGACCATCAGGGACTTCGTAGCCTCTCTTAGGCCAACCGCCTGACATCTTCTTGCTTAGTGCTGCAGCAGCTATAGGATCAGTTCTTTGACCTAGAGTTACAGAACTAAAGACAGGTACACCTGTATTAAACCCTGAGATCGACAAAGATTTAGCTAAAGGAATATCTACGTCTGGGGAACCTGTAGTAAATCCAGTAGGGGTTAAGGCGTGTTCTTGCGTTACTGCAGGAGAGCCTAAGTCAGGAGACTGAGTAGTAATAGAATCTGCAGCGAAAGTTTCGTCTTCTGCCATACTGGCATTAGAAACAACAGATGCAGAGGTTAGAATAGAGGTTAAATCTATACTATGTTCTTGAGTAATAGACGGAGTAGAAATAGCTGGAGAACCAGTAGCCAGTGCAGTAGCAGTGAAAGCTATGTTTCTAACCCCACCGTCATCAGCTAGGGCAGCGGAAGCTAGTGGTGTAAAACCCAGCATCTATTTATCCTTAAGCGTCTACTAGTATTTCTTTTATCGTGTAGCTTGTGCTTGTAGCAGAGCTAGGGGTTGCTAAAATTCTAACATTTCCCGAATCTATATCTACGTTAAAAGTAGCTAAAGAAGCATTAGTATATACTTGTGCATACTCTGTAGCAGAAGCGGTAGTACCATCGTGAACGACGAGTAATTCTGAAACTTGTCTATCAGAGCCTCTTGTTACTGATACAATCAGTTTAGCTGAAGAATAGCTTGTTGTAGAGTAAGTAGCTATTGCTGTCTCAGAGGTTGTTGCGGTTGTGGCAGTTGTAGCTGGTATAATACCGATGTCAGCCGCCGTTGCTGAGATAAAGACTTCAGCACTGCCAGTAAGGGTAATTGCGCTATCTGAGTTATTACTCTCAATTACAGTACGAGAAAGTGTCGTACCTGTCGCAGTATAAGTCCCTGTCCCTATTTCCCAGTTGTCACCGTCTTCAATAACGTATCTAACAACATCACCATCAGAAACCCCTGCATCAGCAAAGGTCTGATAGCCATCAACAGCAGACCCTAGTGTTATTGTACCAGTGCCTGTAGTACTAGTGGACATTTTTGCCCTATTAACGAGAACAACCATTAGTCACCTTATGCAGGGTCTGGGATACCGATAGTAAATGAAGCTAGTGTAAATGTGTTACCAGATGTCACTGCCTGAGAGGAGCTGAGAGCGCCTGTAGCTAACAAACGAGAGTTTGCGGTGTCTACAATAGCAAAGTGTGTTGCAGTGCCTGTGCCGCTCACTGAGCCGTCTGAAATAGCTGCTGCAGTGACCTCACGACCGCCACCACTACGATCAGCAGGTGCGCCGATAGAAAGTGATGTAGAATTGCCTAGTGTGTAGGTACTAGTAGCTTCGGTGTATGTTGTGGCCTCTTGCGAGGTGATGTCGATGCGGTTTGCTTCAGTATCTAGTACCGTCAAACCATTATCGAATACTCTATTATTTAAGGTTGCCATTTATTCAGTTACCTTTTTAGGTGGAAGCTCTGCGTTAGCCAACAGAGCATTAACTATGTCATCTTGGTCGCTCAAATCAATGTTAGCGCCGTTCAAGTTGCGTAGGTAGCTACCAAGCTCACGTAGGTCGTGTGGCGCTACGTCTCCTGCGCATATCTTAGGCATCAGATCAAAGTTTAGACCATTCATGTGCCAGAGAGGCTCTACCAACTGCTTATTCAACACGTCAAAGATAGAGTTAATATAAGACTCCATAGATCTGAGGAATAAGTCAGTTTTAGACTTAGACAATGCATAAGAGCCATTTGCCCCTGCTCCTAGCATTAAAAACTCAGCCATAACACTACGAGCAATATCATGCTGATAACGGCTGATGATAGGGTTAATATCAATGTTTCGAGAGCCATTTGATGCGATAAGTTCGATGTCCACGATACGTTGATTAGTAGGCTTGCCATCAGCATCACGATAGACATCAGAAGGAAGAAGCGCATAACCTTGTTCATTAAACTTAAGATCACGTAGAATCTTCTCCATCTGTGCTCGGACGGAGGCTTGGTCTGCTGTTGCATCTGGACTTAAGTACTCTGCAGCAATACGACCAACTGGGACACCATGTAATTCACGCTCTACTGCTATCGCTTCGATGTTCTGAAGGTTCTTAAGATATTGGTAAGAAGAGTATGCATTCCGTAGGATAGAGCGTCCAGATGGGTCGTTGTTCGTGTTCGTCGTCTTGTAGTGTAGTATCTTGTTAGCTGGGATGAAAAGGCTCTTAATCCCGTAGTTTTGCTCTTGGCGGACACCCAGGACATCTCCTGTTGTCTTGTCCACATCAAATCGCTCAATCGTCCATTGTGCGCGAGACGCAAGTTTGCGTACTCCGATGCGGCCATCGGTATATTTAGAGTGTTTCTTACCTGCTCGGAAGTCTGGACCGCGTCTCCGCTTGTAGACCACCTCAAAGATCGAGAATCCAAAAGTCAAATGAGACAACGCTTCAGAGATGTGATCATCTAGGGTATGTTCCATATCCTCTAGAATACTCTTGACGAAGTCTGCCTCCTTCTTAGCCTCATCGGAATCATTGGCTGGTTCTACATAATAGTCTACGTCACGTAAGACTTGTTCCGTAGCATACATGATAGCGCCGATAGTACTGTCGTTATCACGCATCTCACGGTATTTACGGACTGCTCGCTTACCTTTAAGGTCAGGCAGGAACTCGTCTGCACGAATTGTACCGTCTTTAGTGTTAGTGCCGCCTTGGCCTAACTCTACCTTACCTAACTCTTCACTTAGCTTTTTCATTGGTTATCCTGTGACGAAGTTTTACCTAAGTCAGATACTACCCTAGATAAATATTATTCTCGTTTAGGCCTTTTGCGGAAGCGTAAGAGAGTCGTACAGTGGGGTTATTCACTCCGTTGAGCATTAGATCGGTCAAAGCCCATACACATGCGTCTAAACGGTCGGGGGAGCCTACTGATCCCAGCGGCTCCCAAGTTCTCATTTGCGTTTCCAGCTCGTCAAGACCTTTAACGTGTTTAACACGGCCTCTTTCATAGAGCGCAGATATAGGTTCAGCCCTAGCCATTTTTCCTCGAGAAGCGTGGACAAGCCTGATAGGAACTGTTTCGTCTTCTGCTTCAAGCGTTCGGCGTACCATTTCACCGCCTTGGTTGCGTTCGGCAACGATACGGTCAGCACTATACGATTTGTATAACGAGATAGCTTTTGCTGCCCACTCTGCAGGACTAAGTCTATCCGTGGCATCTTCGAGGACATAGCCTATTCCGTTTACATCTACCCCTGCAACTACAATACCAGTCATGTCTGACTCGGAGTTAGCAGTTACGGCAGGGTCTAGTGCAACTACAATCCTATTTAACTCGGGTACATCTTTTTGGTCTACTTCTGCACCATCTAGTATCTCAGTACTCCAGAGTGCTCCATCGGCTTCCTCTAGCATTTCAGCGTAGAGTTCCTGTCGACCTAGTCTAGTTCCTTCGTACTCTTTCTTAATTCCCTCAAGAAACGGAGTAGCAAGGTTAGCAGAGTTGTCGAAGGTAGACCCATGGGTAACATGAGAACGCTCATTCTTAAGCAGGTGTCTCATTAGCTTGGTAGGTTTTGGGGTGGTAGTCACCATAACTTGTGGCTTACGTCCCAAGCGCAGTGTAAACTGTAGCATATCCCATACATCTTGTTGGTTACGCCACGCTGCGACTTCGTCTGCCCATGCTGCGTGGAACTGTGGACCACGTAAACGCTCTGGGTCTTCTGCGGAGAAGAACTCTACCTTAGCTCCATTCTCCCAAGTAAGGGTGTTGTTGGTAGGTGCCCACGTAGGATACCCTAGTTTGGCCCCTCGGTAGGTCTTGTCATGCTCCCAACATACATTTAGAAGCCCTGATTCCCCTTCTACCATAACACGTCTAATATCGCCTTTGGTGGGAGCTACACAAGCAATACGCTTAAAGCCCTGTTTGACCTTGTGTCTTACCCACTCGGCTCCTGATCGAGTCTTACCAGCTCCCCGACCAGCATTAAATACCCAATAGTCCCAATCACCCTCTGGCTCTAACTGATCACGTCTTGCCCAGAAAGGCCAGTTGTACTTCAGTTCCTCTGCTTGGGCAGGGCCTAAGGCATTAAGGACTTCTTGTACTTTCTCGGGTGGTAGCTTCCTGAGGTCGTCGGCTGTGATCTCAGGGATGTGCTGCTCAATCGCCGTCTTCTTGATGTACGTTCTCGGCATTATGCCCCAGTAGTGTCATAAGTGTGTTGATTGCGCTAGAGTTCTCATCGTCGTCTCCAGCGCCTTCTTCTGCAACTTCGGTACTCTTAGGACTCCAACCTGCTTTAGAACGCAGGAACAGCTCTTGAGAGGGATAGTGACCAGAGAGTGCTTGCTCAATAACTACATTGCCCACGCGCTGAGTGATCTCTGCACGAGCTTCAGCAATGTCTCCACCGTATAACTTGTAGAGCATTGCGTTGTTTCTAGGGGCATTCTGATAGCGTTTGTTGACAGTAGCTAGTATATCCTTGATCTGTACACCATCTTGCACAGCTTGGCGGATATACTTGGCTATAGCTTCGCTATATTTCAGTGTAGGCAGTGGGCCAGCCATTATTCTAGTCTTTCTTGGAGTTTAGACCTTAGTGAGGCAATAATCCGCCATCATCAAAAACTACAAATACTGGGAAGGTACGATTCAGCCTGATCTAGGGTCTATGAAGGCCATATAGGTATTAATTTAGATTTGTCAAGGGGTCTACAGTAATATTTTTGTAATACTTAAGGAAATACAACTCTAGATTGTAAATAGTACTACAAACCACTAGAAAACATCTATACTAGAGTAATACTTAAGTAGATCTATAGTACCTACCTACTACAGACTCTCTAATAAGGTACTAGGAGTTGGTAGATACTTAAGTTATACTATAGTATAGGGAGTGACTGCGGTAGTTTCAAGGGGTAGCCCTGAAAAAATACTTTGTGACGTAGCGTCACTTTAGGAATTACCTTAGGAACTGTGGCACTTTGGCAACACTCAACCTATTTTCTTATGTGTACTTTAGGGGTACTTAGGGGTCAACCTATTTTCTTATGTTACAAATCAGGGTGGTTACGCGTTGCTAAGACCCAAGCTATGAGAATAGCAAG